ACCCACGGGGGCAACGTCGCTTGCCGAGAACAGGCGTCCCGGCAAATGGCCGATGCTGTAATGGTCGGCGTCAAGCAGGAAAATCTCGGTGTTAGCCGCCTGCCTGTCGATGACCACGTTCAAAGTTCCAAAGTCGGTTAAATACATTGAAACTGAACCTATTATGACGGCGTCAGTCGGATTTCCCGCAGTCATGTGCAACTGGTTCGTCACCGCACTGCCGCTAGACAGGTCGGAGAACGCAACCTTGTTCGCTGGCGAAACAACCAGCATGTCGGGCGAGCCGCCATCGTCATATGCCTTCTTCATGGCACTGTCGATCTTGGCCAACGTCAATGCTGCGTTGGTGCCAGCCATATCACTGACATTTGAACCATCGCCGGTCGGTGTCGTTGACGCGGAAATCAGTTCCATGTTCGTGATGTAGCTTAACAGCTTGCCCGCCTTGCGGGGGTCGCTGCTCGACCGGGCTTCGTTCTTGAACAGAGCCTTGTCAATGTCACGTCGTTGCTCGATGCCTTTGAGCAGTTTGACATAGGCCGTTTCTTTATCGCGGCCAGCCTTGTCAACGGCGTCCAAAGTGCCGCTAACCGATGCGGCTTGGACACTGATTTGATGATAATTTCCGAGGCGGGTCGTTGCGGTCGGATTCACATAGCTGAAGTCAGCTCCCTCATTGACATGGTTAGTGTCAGAAGCTGCGGTCAGCTCTTGCACTTGCCATTCTGTAAAAACGCCAGAAGTCACTTCCTTCTTGGCATTGCTGAAAACAGGTGTCTCGTCGGGGTCAATCCTAGCGATAAGATCGCTCAAATCCTCCCGCTCTCCTACCGCGCTCGCGGTCGTGTGCGTAGCCATATTGGCCTCCTATTGATTGAGAAGATAATCCACGGCAGCATCCATGGCTTTTCCGCCTTTCTGCTTGCCGATGTTCTGAAGCTGTTGCCGCTTCCGCTTTGCTGAAGTCTCGCGCTTAGTCGTAGGTTGTCCGCCCTTCACCATCTTTGGCGCTTTTTTCGTCTTCTTAGAGGCGGCGGGTTTTTGCGACATTAGCTCGTCGTACAAATACGCTTTGCGAAAAGTCACCACCGCCCGGTGGTCAGACGCGTTTTTCAGTTCTTCTGGGGAAAACCCAAGGTGCCGATTGGCATACGTGTAGACGGCATTCTTTTCTCGCTGCATCGTATCCGGGTCACGCCATTCCGGGATACTTTCGAGAAGTTTCTGGCCTTCCTGCTTCAAGCGCTCTTGCGCCTGGGCTTCATAGGCCGCCATCTGTTCTTGCTGGACCCGTTCCCTCTCAGTTTGCGCCAAAGCCAACGCGTCTTGGCGACTGCGATAGGCCTCTTTTTGGCTCAAAAATTCGATAGGATCGGTTTCGTGCAAATTGGTCCAATATTCCTCAGAAGGTTCCGATTGCTGAAGTGCGGCCTCGACGGTTGCGAGTTGTTCGGCGTAGCTCTGACGCTGCGCCTCAAGCGCTTGCAGTTCCGCTTCGGCCTGCTTCCGGCCCTCTGCGACCTGCTGCGTTTTGCGCGTGTAGTCGCTCTGACGCATATAGCCCGACTGCAACTCGTCGAGCGTCAAATCGACTTCATCGTCACCGACTCGAACACGGTACGTTTGCACCGGCTCATCTTCGACGACTACCTCCTCGGCTTCCTCGGCTTCCTCGGTTTCATCTTCTTCAGCCTCATCGGCCTGCAAGATGTCTTCGGCTTCCTCGGTTTCCTCGGTGGCTTCGACCTCAACCTCTTCGGTTTCGGCAACAACTTCCGGCTGCGGTGGCATTTCCTCTGCAGGGGCCTCGGCAACAAGAAGGGAGTCTACTGCAGACGCAATAGACAGCGGAGTCCCGTCTTGGGCTACTTCGCTCATTCAAATCTCCAAATTTTATTGGTGACTGCCTTGCGGCTTGGTCAGTGCAACTTGTGCTGCAACTGTTCCTCGGCCATTTGCCCGGTCTCCAAAACAGACCGTAGGTGACCGTGAAACTCCTCTAGCGCCAGGGACAAATAATAGAGGCGCTCGCGGGCATCGTTGTCCTCTGGGGCTGTAGCAGCCCACTCAGATTTATAACGGTCCCGTAATACATCCAACGTTTCCGCAAATATCTCGTTGCGGAAAATTTCCTTAACTTTCGCCGCGCGATTAATTTCACGCTGACGCGTTAGATCGTCCATCAGGCGCGGGGCAGATTGGCGCTAATGTCGAGGCCGGTCGAAGCCTCAAGCCCGCGTAACTGCGCCTCCATCTGCATTTCTTGGGCGCGCAGTTCCATTTTTAGTTGGAGTTCTTCCCGTTTCAGTTCCATTTCAAGCGCAGCCCGTTCCCGCTTAATTTCGATTTCGGCCTGCATTTTCATGCGGTCGCTTTCAATCTCAGCCTGCGCCTTGGCTTTTTCTAGCGCGATTACCTCATCCTGCGGCGTAGCTTGTTGACTGTGGCGGGCCTGTATTTTCGCTTGGAGTTCTGGCGGCAGATCGTCGGGGTCCAAAAGAAATGCCGACACATCCTTGAACCCGTTCAATTCTATAATTTTGGCAAGCGTGTCCCGGTATTGTTTCAGCGTACACAGCGGGTTCGCCACGCCTAGTTTTGTGAGGATTTCCTCTTGTTTCGCTGCTACTTGGCCTAATACAGAAATCCGCTTTTCGATATCCCCGGTGCCAAGTCCTACCTCGACAATCGTGTCAAACTGCGCATCCCAAGATTGCGGGTCCATTTTAACGAAACTGTTTCGCAACCGGATAACTCGCGCTTCTTGCTGGTACAGCTGCACCAAGTGCAGGACCGTTTTCATCAGGTGCTTGATGCCGGTTTCGGCAAATACCCGCGCAATCATTTCAATTTTCTGCTGCGCGGCTGAGATCGTTGCTGACACTGCAGCACGCGTCGAAGATTGCAGGCTGTCGGGGTCGAGACCCATCGAAGCACGCGTCAAGCCGGTGCGCGTCTCCTTTACCTGATCAATGTATTGCAGGAGCGGAAACGTCATTTGTGAGATTGCCGGGGGAGTGATTGGCTGCACCATCCCTGGCGCTCGCATCCTAACAACGCCGCCCGGTCGATTGCTCATCAGGTCATCCATGTTGACCTGACCTTCAACGGCGGCGATGCGGCTGTTGTTGGTGGCAAAGATATTATCCAACTGCTGGCGCAGAAGTGCGCTCTTGATCTCCTGCAAATCCTTTACCAGTTCCGCAACGCTGCGCCCGACCATCCGGTGCGGCATAAGGATCGGGCTTACAACAGAGAACGGCATCATGTCATACGGCTCGTTCTCCATGACCGTATATGCTGGCCCTAAACAAACAACGCGCCGCAGTTCCGCGATCCCGTCGCCATCGTAATCAGATTTAATGTAAACCTCTGTAAACAGCACGCTGCGCTGCGACGGGTCGCTGGTAGTCTTTTCAGCACCGGACTCTAAGTCCTCAAAGCGCTCTTGCAGCTCGCTGTCAGCTTCCTCCGCGCCCGCATACGACTCTACCTCGTCTTGATCGTATCCCATGCCCACCAAGTCGGACACAGACAGGTGCGTGCGGTGCGCGGCAAAAGTGCAGTCGTCCATAGATTTCGCGCGGCGACTGAACAAAAACTCTTCAGGCGGGATGTTTTCAATCACAACCCGGCCAAAGCGCGTAGTTTTCTTGACTTTAATATCAAACAACGTCGGAGCGAATTCGTCTTCCTGCTCCGTCGCTGACTGCCCTGTCACCTCGATATCGGGGTCCGATACAAGGGCCGTTAGCTCATCCTCGGACAACGCCTCGTAGTTTTCTTCTGTTACGTTTTCCGTTTCGTCGTAATAGCTCTTCACAACGCCCAGTTTGAAAAGCAGAGCGTCTTTCATGACGTTGTGAATGGTGACAAAGCCGTTGTTGTCGTTGCTTAAGATAAAATTAACGTAATCAGTCGCCTGTGCGGCAGCCTCCACATCTTCGGGGCCGCGAGGCGCAAACCGCACAAATTCGCCGCTTGCCGTGAATATTTTCATCAACGACGGCATCATCATTTCTATGACATCAGCCACCTCAGTGCTGACGACCTTGCTGCGACCGTCTATCTCGTTGCCGAACGGCTCGCCCATGTAGTAGTCGAGGTTTTCAACTCTCTGGCCAGACAACTCTGTGTCATGGTGGTTGATTGCCGACTCGATCTCTGAGCGGACTATGCCCTCAAACTCTAATTCTGAAATCGCCATTATTTGCCCTGCATGATTTTCGAGGCAGCAACGCCTAAATCGTAAAGATGCCCGTCAAGGTCGGTGCCGGATTTCGCGCGCTTGGTAACGAAAACCTCGCACGGTTTCCCGTCGCGCGGATCGAAGCCTACTGACACAATAAACGGCCCAACCGTTTCGCTTATTTGATGGCGGCGGGTGGGAAGGTCAGTCACTTCTTCACCGGCTTTTTCACTTTCTTGGGACGCCCACGCTTGGGCGGCGGCGGCTTGCTGCGGTCGCGCGTGTAAACCATCGTGAACGGCTGCGCGTTGCGCGGAATTTCAACGCCCACGCTTTTTCCTCGTCACCTTCTTGCCGGTTTTCTTGGCGTATGCGCTGGCTGCCTTGCGGCCCGCCTTGCTATAGCTGAAATGCTTTTTTCCGACTTTAGGCATCCAACAATCCTTTCAACTGGCGCTTGCCGATCTTGTTTTCATTCAGATCGTCGAAAAGGCCGCGCCCATACTTTTTGACCGCAGACTTGCGGATGATGTACTCGCCGCCCTCGGCGGTTATGTCCTTGGGGCCGCTGCCGCCTAACAGGCCGCCGAGGTGAAACGGCCCGCCCTCGGCATCGCCCGAGTCACTAGGGCCGCCCGCACCGTCGTCGCTGCCGTCGTCGGCACCAACGCTTTCTGCACCTTCCGCTGCACCGCTCACACTTGTGGTGCCGCTGGGGGCACCGTCGTCGCTGAACTCACCGGGGTCGAAGCCTTCGCCAAAGGCTTCCGTTTCGGGTGCGTTAGCCCCAACCGATGTATCGTCTGCGCCAGCAGGGCCGCCGATGCCAGTAAACTGGCCTGTCGGATCGATCCCAAAATCCTCCATATACTGCTCGTCGACTTCGTCGTCGCCGAAGAAATAGTTGTAACCGCGCACCATCGTGAACGGCAGCGACAAGAGTCCGAAAGCTGGGTTGATTAACCCCAGCGCCGTGAATATCGCGTCCGCTATGTTAAAAGAGGTGCTGCTTACCGTCGGCAGTGGGGCGTCGTCCACGTCGCCGTCAAAGTCCTGCC